CCACTAGTTCCTGAAGACCCACTAGTTCCTGAAGACCCACTAGTTCCTGAAGACCCACTAGTTCCTGAAGTTCCTGAAGACCCACTGGATCCAGAAGTTCCGGAGGTACCACTAGACCCAGAAGATCCGCTAGTTCCAGATGTTCCAGATTCTCCTGTTGGACCTGCGGAAACTATTGTTGATTGAGGAAATTTGGCTGTTGATCCGTTATGTAATCCCAATAAAAAATCACCATCGTTGAATCCGTCTGCTTGAGGATAATTAGATATAGGCCTTTTTCTGTTCATTTTAATTTTTTTAATTTATTCAGACATTATAAAGTCTCCACCTTCCGATACTATAAAATCTCCAGAAGGGCTAGGTGTAGTTGAAAATCCTCCACCCAATATAACCTCTATATTAACTCTAACAGAGTGAGGATTATAAAGTATCATTCCTCCTTGATCGAAAAAAGGCGATTCTATATCACTACCATTTGGATCTAAGTCCCATCCTCGGTTGTAAAAATATGGAGATAAATCTGAAGGATTACCAGTTAAAATGGTTAAATTTGCCATCGGTAAATATCCTCCATCGTATATTATATTGATAAATCTATTGGAAACTGGTAGTGTTGATGGATATGTTGCTTTAATCATTATGAAAGAAAGCTCTCCTAATCCTTCAGAATTTAGGATAAGACTTGAATTTCCATATACACATCCGCTAAAGCTAGAATAATTATTCAGAACTATATCTGTGTCGCAGAGACTGATTTCTCTCAATACTGTTGTACCTCTTACTACCTGAAGGTTACATCTTTGGAATATAGCTCCTTCAAATTGTATTGTGTTACATACTATCGGTGGTGTAGCCATTAGTTAAAAACGAATATTTCTAGTTCAGTCTTATAAGTATCGCTGGGATTACTGAACAAGATCCCGCCAAAATTTAGATTTGGTGAAGTTATTGGTGGATAAGGTTGTGGGCTAAAATGTGGAGTTGGTGGATTATTAGAAAAATAACTCAAATCCCACCCTTGCCAAGGTATATCAGGTTCTGTTCTACCGGTTAACACCATTAATGTGTGTATAGGATAAACACCTCCCTTATATTCCCAATTCATATATCTTTCCTCAGATGGGTGATTTTTTTCGTACTTCACCTTTACAACGATCATCTGAACCTCTCCTTGAGCTTGACCGACTTCTGGTGCAGTCAATGTGTACATCCCAGAAGGCGCTAATGTTATGCTTCTTTTTAAAGAACCCCCACATCCTCCCAGTTCCGAACTTCCTAAAGATTCCAATTTAAAATCACATAGTGATATAGTGGAAAGTATATTAGAACCTTCCTTTATATCCAAATTGCACGATTGAAAATATGCTCTCCTGTAAACTGCAGGATTACATTCCAGGTATTTTATATTCCTTGGATCTGTGGTGTAAACTTTATTAATCATTTTAAACTAGTTGGGTCAATTTCTCCACCTGGGTTTTTTCTAAATTCACTTCTAGAATATTCCGCTCCTGGATTTTCTCTAAATTTATTCCTTAGAACTTTTTGGTTTTCTAACTGAATATGATCATTATATTTATCAACTTCTTCCTCATTATTCTCTTTTTCTTTCTCTTCAGAAATTTCAGAGATTTTTAATCCGTTGGGTTCTTGATCTTTATTGAAAGATAAATCAATCTTTTCCTCTATTTCGGGTTTATCTTCTTCGATTTTTATTTCCTGAATAGCTACTGGCTCTTCAACCTTTACCTCTGGTATAACTGCAGGTTCTTCTACCTCTACGATTTTTTCAGCAGCTAATTCTTCTTTTTTTCCTGGAAATATTTTTTTCCACCATTTTTTTAGAAAATCAAGTTTCATCTCTCTTTTATTTTTTGTTGTTTTTTCTTTTTTTTCTTCGTTCTCGTCCTTTGTCATTTCGAAAGCGAAGTTTGCAGCTATTACTAGAGCTATTGCTAATGGGTCAAATACTAGCATTAGTATTATGATGTACCAATTCACAACCTTATCTATACTAGATCCGGTTAAAGTAGCAATGTATTTTAATGGACCGACCTCTTTAGCTATATCAGCATTAGATGATATCCCCATTTTCTTTTCTTCAATGGATGATATCTTAGAGTTTTTGGATGATATAGAGTCATTCAGGGTGGATATTTCTATGTCCATTCTTTTTATCTCCGAGTCAACGTCCTTAATTTGTTGTCTTACAGCACCAGTAGGTTTAGATTTACTGATTAGAACATCTTGTGTTGATTGTAGGTTGGTTCTTATTGAAGTAAGTTGTGTTAATCTAGTACTTTTCTGATTTATCTGTCTTTCGTAGTTCTTGATCTCATTATTAACTATCGAAATATCCTTATCTAATATTTCTATGTTTTTATCTTGATTCTGAACTTTAAAAGAAGTTTCTTGGTATGCAGATGAAAGGAATCCGTAAATACCAGCAGAAGTGATTATAATAAGGATTAGAGTAGCTATAGAAAGGTATATCTTTAATCCTAGATTTAATTTTTTCCAATATTGGTAAAGTAGTGAAGCTGTTACTAATTTAGCAAATTCTAAACTTCCTGCTAACACCATAACTTGTAGTGAAGCACCAGCAAACATCTTTCCTAGACCCGACACAGAATAAAAAGCAGCCGATCCAGAAACAGATAGGGCAGAAAGTGCTATTATCCAAGGTAATAATTTCTTTTTCATACTTATGTATATATCCACAAAAAAAGACTGAGATAAACCCAGTCTTCCTTTTATTTTTTAAAAATAATTATTCAATTTCAATTCCTTGCTCAGCAGCTGCAAGTTGTTGCTCAAGATCCTTAATTACTAAGTTATCTTGTTGAATTAATGCTAAAGTTTCTTCAAATGTTTTCCAAAGATCTATGAAAGATTCAATCTCTCTAACTCCTTTTCCTTCCATTTTCAAAACGAAATAATGAGAAGCCTCAACTTCTAAGTTAGTAAAATAAACAACACCGTCTTTAATACCTTCCTGTTTTACCTCATTAATTCTTTTTAAGATTTCTTTAACTCCAAGAGCTTCTTTAGATCTCCATTGAACCTCCTCAGTCATATAAACCTCGAATCTATGTAAAAGCTGGTCAGTCATAGAAACTGCATACTCTTTATTTCTCAAGCTTTCTTTATAATTTTGTAGATCCACCTTGATAGACTCAACTTTCTCAGTGTCTACATTTTTTATAAATTGCTCTAACTTTTCTTCGTTTTGAGCTTCCAATTCTGCTTCTAATTGTGAATTTTTTGCCATTTTGTTTATTTTTTATAATTATACATTTGTATTCAAATAAGTTTCCGGTATTCCATTTATTTCTCTGAATTTTTTAGCAAGATCTATGAATTGACCTAAATAGTGTTTCAATTCATAATCATAAACAGTAAATGTCTGGATGTCTGATTTTTGCTCATTTGATATTCTTATTCTTCCTTCCTTAGGAACTTCCTTATATTTTTCAGCACACATGAACATATATGCAGAAATCTGAAGTTTGTATCCTAGTATATCATCCTCATCCTTAGGTGATGTTGACGATTTAAAATCTTCCACTATTAAATCCCCTTTAATATCTCTATATACAAAGTCGCATGCACCTGCCCATCCTCCTTTAAATGTTGTATAAAGAAAAGCTTCATTGTCTACAACTTCTTCGATGTTTTCCCAGAACATATCATGATAAAAATTCCAGAAAAGATCTCTTCCTTTATTTACATATCCTAGATATTTTCCATCATCTCTTCTAGATTCCTCTATGGCATAGATCTGTGCTTTCTTTAATGATCTATCAACGTCTTTTTCTTTTGCCCATTCTAAAAGAAATAATTCTAACATTCTGTGCATGATGGTTCCTCTTTCAGCAGCATCATACATTATTTTATCCCATCTCTTCTCTCCAAATTCTTCTCTCAGTTTCTCGTATTTTTCGTTTTTTACTAATTTAAGAATAGTAGTAACAGATGGCAAAATTAAAGGAGCGTTACCCGCTCCTTCAACTACGTATGCTCTTCCCCAAGGAAATGCTTGACGACTTATTTGTATGTCTTTAGATAATAACATTTATCAGAGATTTTATTAGGCCAAATACCCAAGATATGAATTCAAATTTGTATTGTGTCCACCACAGGATCAAAAGCAAAATCAATCTATAGATTATCCATCTTACTGAAAGCCTTTGAAAGTATGGGGAATACACAAGAAGATACGATACTGAATTCGGTATAGGTGTTATACTTGGTGCTATAACTTCCTGTAGATTTAAACTAGTAAGGTATTCATTTAGAGGCCTAGACTCTTCTAAAACATAGGCTGGTCTAATCTCTTCTGGCGAATCTGGAGAGTAAATTACTTCTGGTGGAAGATTAACAACTGTGTATATTCTTCCGACCCAATCTACTCTCAGTTTGTGTTTTTGCCAGTCAACAGAATTAATGTTTTTCTTTATAGTTCTTCTTATAAAGAAATAGTTTCTGATGTCATTTATAACTCTTTTAAACGGATATTTCATACCAATTATATCTAACTATAAGGAAAAGTTACAATCAATCGTTAAACGTCAAATTAACGCCTGGAAACATCTCCCTAACTTTTAATCTTGCTCTTCTAATTCTAGTTGCAATAGCTCTTTTCTTCATTCCGTACTTATCAGCAATTTCCTGATATTTCATTCTTAGTATCTCACGGTCTATTAGAATGTCTTTATAAATCTCAGGTAATTCCTTCATCTTTTCAACAACGTTTTCGTATAGGTCTTCCATCTCGTCGCTATCTACTGGGATGTAGTCATAATCTGAATCCAGAGTTATCTGCGATGTTTGTGCAGGTGAAACGTAATCGTCACTATCATCATTACTCTTTACCATTTCATGTATCATAGGCATATAGCGGTCTTCGTTTTTCTTTATTACTAAAGATTCGTTCCTTGCTATATTGTATACCCAAGTAGAGAAATTACCTCTAGATGGGTCATATTGTGATATTTTTGTCCATATCTTAGCCATCGTGTTAGAAACAGCATCTTCTGCAGCTTCCTGCTCTACAAGGATAGATTTACAGTGATTTAGTAATCCTGGTTTAATTCTCTTATATAATTCTACAAAGTCTTTCTCAGAAGATGTTCTCATAAAACTCTCCGCCAATTCCTGAATGTTCTTTACTGCCATACTATTAAATTTTTATTAGTTTATAAATTATTAAATTTCCATTTTTTTTATTTCTATTCCAGCTTCCTCCAAAAGTTTAAAAGAATCAGTTTTTCTATAAACTTCTGAATATACAACTCTTTTAATCCCTGCCTGGATTATAAGCTTTGCACAGTCAAAACAAGGAGATAACGTCACATATAATGTAGCATCCTCCGAACTATTAGTACTTTTTGCTATTTTTGTGATGGCATTAGCTTCTGCGTGTAAAACAGTACTCAAAGTATTATTGTCGCAATCTTCACAACCGTTATCGAATCCTGAAGGAGTTCCGTTGTAACCATCGGAGATAATTCTCCCATCTTTAACAATCAGACATCCTACCTGACTTCTCTTACAGTATGAATTTTCAGCCCATACTTTGGCCATCCGTAAATATAAAAGGTCTATCTTATCCTGCTTGTGATGGGGTAGGCTCAGATTGTTCTTCATCAACAGAATCTTTCAAAGGTGTAACTTCTATTTTAAAACGTTCAACAATATGGAATGTGTCCATAAGCCTAAAAGCACCTAAAAGATTCAAAATTTGATTAATCTCTTCCTCATTAAATTCAATTTTTCCCTCGTCTTCGATAAGATTTAAGCATTCTCTATAGCCACCATAGCCATTAAGAAACTCAGATAAAGTAGCTTTAAGCTCCTTTGTAATCTCGTAATTCTTACTCATATTAATTTATTTTTGGTTTATTTATTACAAATATACTAATTTTTCTCCTAAATGTAAACCCCTTAGGCGAATTTTTTTTCGTTAGGGATAACAATTAAAGGATTTTGGAGCGTGGAATTAAGCTGACTTAGGATCGTTACCATTCTTTTTATATTCTCCTGCATTTCCTTTTCTGCTTTTTGTCTTTCCATTTTTTCCTCCTCTGTTTCTGGGATTGCTTTTACCTGATCATCACCAGTTTTTTGAGTAATCTCCTGTGTTTTATTTTCTGTTGCTTGTGTCTCCGTTTTATTAATTGTTTGTGTCTTCTCTGGAGTAGTCTCCGTTTTATTTTGTTCTGCTTCTTTATCTAAACTAGGAATTACACTAGATAGATTTTGCGTTATTGTTTCTTTTATAGGAGTAGAAACATTAGAAGTTTCATTAGATTTAGAAATTGTTGAAATACCCTCCTCTAATTTAGATGTCAATTGACCAGCAGATACACCCGGAATTTCACCTCCCCCTACTTTTTCTATTACTGATTCAAGTTTACCCCCAGAAGATTCCATTACTCCTCCAGCACCTTTTGCAAGATCAGCATATTTTTTACCGAATAAAGATTCAAACATCCCTAATTTTGATTCCTTTTTTTCTGCGGAAGGCTCAGTGCTTGTGGGTGTAGCAGTAACATTAGATCCTGCAGATCCTTCTATTGAAGGAGTTGTTGAAAGAGCTGTAGATCCTGATTCCGTTATTGTTGGTGCGGATGAGACTGCTAATGTTGTAGGGGATTCTCCTGTATCCAATTTAGAAGCTTCTGCTAGACCTTCTAAGGACTGAACAGTATTTTCTGCTGGAGATCCTGTAGTAATATTAGTGTTTGTAATATTAGATATTTCAGTTTTTATTTCTGCAGTTTGCTCTTTTTTACCCTGGTCTGGTGTAGCAATTGGTGAACCCTCTATAGCTTTAACCTCTTCTTTAGCCCCTGTTTCATTTGTTTTTGTTTCTGTAACTGGTGCAATGGATGTAGCAGTAGTCTCCATAGATGTGGATGAGGCCTTAGTATTATCTAGATTTTCCCCAGATTTTACTTGTTCTACAGCTGTAATTGTACTTTCGTTCTTAGGAGATACCGTTGTATTTTCACTCGGTGTTTCTTTTTTCTCTACAACCTCATTTAATTTTTCACCTGTAGTTTCTGTTTTCGATACCTCTTTTTCTGTTTTTGAAATAGTTTCGCTCTTAACAGATTCTATAGCATTACCTTTATTTGATGCTTTAGCCGCTAGTTTGTCCGTATTAGATTCATATCTTTCGGACATTGCTGTTGTGCTCTCATTTTTTATACCTTCGAGTTCTAAGATTTTTGCAAGAGCAGATATTAATGCGTTATCTTCTGTAGTATATTGAGGAGCAGCATTTTCTTCACTATTATTAATAGAATCTAGCTTAGAAAATAATCCATCAATGATAGTCTCAAAATTGAATTTTTCATTATTCATTTTCTTATCAAATTCAGCAACTATGCTATCGTATCCTTTAAATGATTCTATTTCTTCACGACCTATTTTTTCTGCTAATTGTGTTACTGTTCCAGATTTTAAAGTTTCTGTATTTTTAATTTTTGTGGCTGCAGAATTGGATGCCATTTCAATAATTTCCTTACCATCTACAGTCTTACCCGCCTCTATACCTTTTTTTATTGATTTCTTATCCCTCGATGAATTAGATTCGGATTCCCTGTAAAATACAGATGATCTATCAATACCTGGATCTATCTTTTTTAGCGCCTCATCATATTTTTCGTCGTAAAATTTTATAGCTTTAGCCTCTATATCTTCAACAGATTTTTTTTGCTCCTTCAAATCCTCGTCAACTGTATTCCCTGTAACTTGACCCCCCATAGTTACCATCGATCTTAATTGTGAATCGTATTTAGCTCTGTCAAATCCTCCATCTAATTTAAATACTGGGATTTTCGAGTCTTCTTCCGGGTTTTTTCCTTCCTCTGCCAAAATATTTTTTATTTATATACCTAAAAACCCAAAAAGTCTATCTTTTTGGGTTTTTAAATGAGAATGCTTCAACCATATCTCCTTGTTCGTTTTTACTATTTTCTCTTTCTATTTTCTCGTTTAATTTATCTATAAACAATTGATACTCATAAAATGGAAGGTTCTCTATGTTATCTACATTTAATTTGAACTCATCCCATAATCTAAATTTGATCTCAAAGTAGTTGTCCAAAGATATCTGAAATAATGAAAAGAGATCTGTACCCTCCGGGAAAGGTAATATCTGCTGTGACCTCCCCCTCACAGCTTTCACATTTTGTATAGATTCTAGCTTTTGTCGCAAAATTTATTTTTTCTGTAATTTGATCGGCAATTGAAAATTGTAAAGGAGTCCAATCTAGTGATGCTCTTTCGTACTGATCATATAGTTTTTCGTCCAGTCCTCTCCAATCCGGTATGATAAAGGTAGCAACTTTTGCGAAACTTTCATCGAATTTTTTCCCTTTTTTTCTTTTTTCATTGATAATTTTTCTACAGATAGTAGTAACACCAACGGTAGGGATATAAAGATCCATCTCCTCACTTCCGTCTTTTGGGATGAATTTAAAAGAATATGATTCCCTATTATATCTCTTTAATATTTCTGGATCTACTACAAAACTGTCAAGAAGATTAGATTTTAATTCGATTCTATCAGGAACTTCACATTCTTCTTTTGTACAATTTTTAGTTACCGGAAGAAGTATTCTATTTTCTCCTTTAATGAAAGTCATGTCTCTAATTGACATAATAACGAAGAATCTGTCCTCATACCATAGATCATAAGGTTCTAAAAATCCTCCATTCCATCTAATCTTCATACATTTAGATAAGATAGTGTTTAGTTTCTCATCAAGATCTATCCTATCATTATCATCCACTGTTGAAAATTGTCTAATTTCTCTGACACCCGCAGATTTTATTGCAATCTCAAATCCTTCAGGATACCCAAACCCTTTAGATGGTAATACCTCAGGTGGCAAGTTTTTCCATTCGGCTTCCATTCCTAAAGGATTTCTTCCGACATTTGCTCTACCTAGATTATTAGGCTGGGAGTTAACAGGATTTGTTCTGGGATCAAATTGAGGTTCTGTTTTATTATCGATCCAATTCGGTATCTCGAAATTATCGACATCCTTGTCTTCCTCTACCTGATCATATTGGAATTTAGATTCCGATTCTCTTCTATTGAGCTGGTTCAACAACTCGTCATCAATTCTATCAGTCATATATTAAATTACTTATTACTTTTACTCTTCTTTTTTCTTTTGTTTCTTATCAGATGATAAAAAGAAATAAAAACCAAAGAAAACAGCCGAAAGGAAATAAAAAATTGCTACTGTATGCCAATAGGAATTTGTTAATTTCGTGATTGCTGCGAAAAGGATATCGAACCCGAAGGGGTTGAAGAAAGTCGCTAATATTAAACAAACTGAAGCAGTTCTTTTTCTTCTTACTTGATTCACTATCTTCGTCCATGTTATTTTAATATCCACATTTTTGTTAATTCCTACGAAAACAAAAAATGGAGACTTTGTCGAGTCTCCATTTATATATTAATTATTATTTGATTAGTTAAAAACGTCCTCGAAATAATCAGCTCTAAAAGATAATGCTATCTTATGAGGTGTAGTACCGTTAGTGTAATCAAGATCTAAAGATTTGATCTGATCAACAGGGAAGCAATTAAGAAGTTTAATTCTTCTGAAAACGTCTCCTTGTTTGTTAAATACTGATATTAGTATATAAGTACCTCCAGCATATACAGATTTAATACCCATAGCACCTGTTAGAGGATTGTAAACTAAATCTGACCACTGACGTAAGCTTTTGAATACGTAGTTACTGTTATTGTCGTCTAAGTTAGTTTCAAATTCAATTCTAACTTTAACACCTGTATCGTCAATTGCTCCTCCAGCATATCTTCTCTTAGAGAATTTATATCTTTGCTCTAGTGGTTGTGGGTTTTTATCTACTGTTATACCAGATACAGATAAAACGTTTTCTACTAGAAGAGTTCTCCCAGGGTTTCCTACTGGGTTAGAAACACCTACAGGAGGCTGTATAATAACTTCGAACTGGTTAAGGTATACCGGTTCGTATAATTGTACTGCTGCCTTTGCTGATGTAAAATGTGGTAATCCTGCCATTTCTAATTATTTATTTAAATAAACACGTCATCAAAATAATCTACCGCCCATGTCATTTGAAGCTTATAGATCGATGTCTGTGTATAGTTTAACTGCATTTCACTAATAGGAGACATTGGAAAACAATCTCTTAGATTTATCTTTCTGAATATGTCACCTTGTTTATTGAAAACATTTATTAAGATATTACCAGTATAGTTAGCTTTAAGTCCCATAGCACCTGTTAAAGGGTTGTATATTAAATCTGACCACTGACGTAAAACTCTAAAAGCGTACATCGAGTTGTCGTTATTAAGGTTGACTTCAAAGTCTAACTGTACATCAAGACCTGTTCTTTGTGGAGCAGCTCCTGAATAATATCTTTTAGCAAATTTATATTGCTGTGTGATTTCCCCTGGGTTTTGGTCTACTTGTAGTCCAGAAACACTAGTTACCTGTTCTAGTAATATATTTGCACTCCCTGGATTCCCAGCTGGGATAGCAATCCCAGTGGGAGGGGTAATACTTACTTCAAACTGGTTTAGGAAAACCGGCTCGAATTTATTAACCGAAGCCTTTGAACTTGTATAATGTGGTAATCCTGCCATGTTTTTATTTTATATATTTACTTTCGAATTTTCTATTCAAATTCATTAGCTGAATTGGATAAATCCTCCTGAAGCTATACCACCAGTTCTAGTAACAGTCATTCTATTGATGAATTTGTGAATACCTCTTGCAGGTTCGATGATTACGTCGATAATACCGATGTTTTGATCGATTATTGCAGGTGTATTGTTTGAAGAATCCATAATAGTTAAGAAGTTATAAATACCTCCAACTGATCTTACCCCAGAAAGGTAGTTATCTACCAATGTCTTAATTTCAAGTCTTACGTTGTCTTCGTTGAAATCAAATACGTAGTTAGATAATATCTCTTCGATAGCAGATTCTACAGTAATTAATAGGTCTCTTACGTGTAAGTTGTTGAATGCAGAGTTTGTTCTTTGGTAGCTTGTTTGGTTACCGTAGATAACGATTCCAACACCTCTCTTACGAATAATAGGGTTGATCCCGAATGGCTCTAAATATTCTCTATCTTGTATGTCAAAGTCATACTCAAGACCTACTAAGTTACTAGCAGATATAATACCTCTCTTAAGACCTGCCACGATTGAATAAGGTTCTCCTGTAATAAATTTACGGATGAAGTTATTCGAAACGTAAGGTGAAGGTGGAACGTTTAAGTTCTTGTTGTTTTCTCTGATCGTTAAGAACGGTGCAAAGAATCCAGAGAATTTAGCTCCTAAATCTTCATCAGGTAAAGAGAAAGTAAATGAAGGATTTAAGCTTAAGTTACCTCCGTCTGCAATATATCTAGCTTGTAAAAGCGGTGCAGGATCTGTTGAAGTAGGTGCAGATGTAAATCTAGGATCTACAGAATCTGAAAACTTCTTCATAGAAGGCACGTTACAGATAGCTAAACATTTTTGTCTGTTTTTAGCTAATTTAGTAAGCTGATATTTACAGTTTGGTTGAATACCTCCGTCAAATGTATCTACGATGTATCTGAAAGTAATAACATCTGTATCAGCTAAAGTTCTAGCTAAGTTTGTGTTATAAAGAACGTCTAAGATCTCATTCATTCTGTTGTCTGTTCCGTTAGGCATAGAAGCCGCTTTGATATCAGCACCAGGAAGATATGTGAAGTTAAAGTTCTTAACAAACTCTTGTATATTTTTAAACTTCCAAACTCTAGTAGTTAAACCAGGGTAAAGTTTTATAGGTCTCTCAGTCTTAACTTGTACAGTGTAAGTTCCAGGAGAAGTAGCAGAAGCTACTGTTTTAACCTCGAGTACTCTAGTTAATCTTGATTGAAGATTCTCTGTAATAGGATTATCGTATATCTGAACGTCTGTAGATACTAATAGATCTCCAACTTTTATCTTAGAAGAGTTTGCAACAGCAGTTGTTAATTCTATGATATTAGGTTGTAACTGTGTAATAATATCAACATAGTCGCTTATGTTACCGTTTGTTGAAACGACATTAAAGCTTGTTCCTGAAGATTGGTTAGCTCCTGTAGGAAGAGAAGTTATGTAAGTAGTATCCCAAGTTGCTACTGCTTCTGGAGTTGTGAATGTACTCTCTGCGTATGCTCTACAAGATAAGATAGCAAATCCATCTCTATCTACATTTTTCTCGAATTTCAAGTATTGTAGTAAAGAACCAGTATCATCTT